GTAATTAAATACTGTAGCTCTATTTCTACCGACTTGACCTAAACCGTATACGCGCCAATAGTCTTGGTCTGTATCTCTTAGGCGTTCTATTTCTTTTATTATGTCAGGACTTAAAAACCGATTATCTTTATAAGTTGTTATATTAAAAAACGCGTCGTCTCTAGTTTTGACCTTTGAGTATATCCAGCTGTATTCGTCGCTAGGGTTATAGTCCATTATAACAGCCTCTAGGGTCCTAAACAGTATTTGGTTATAAGATTCGTAAGAGCATTCGTTAGCTTCGTTTAAAAAGGCTATGTCTCTTTTACGTCCTTTAAGTCTGCTAGGCTGATCTATGCTAACAAATTCAAATAGGTTACCGTTTAGTCTGTATTCGCTATTACTTTTATTGTGATCTTTGTCTACATATAAATCGTAAAGTTCTAAGATATCAAAAAAATCTCTCATTACTGTAGCCCTAAGCGCTGGGTAGGTAGCCCTAAAGATTGTAATAGTTTTACCGGTTTGACGCATAGCATAACCAAAGATTAGCCACATAACAATATTATAGGTTTTACCACTTCTAGTACCGCCTTGGAATATTTTTATTTTGTCTTTAGATTTGTTTAAATAATCAAATACTATGTTAGTCTGTATTTTCATCTATGGAGCCTAAGATTTCTATTTCAAATTTTCTAGCTTCAGGCATTACAAGCTCGGTCCGTTCCTGGTAACCTCTACTTTTTGCTCTGGTCTTTAAATAGAAAATTATACTAGCCGTACAATTATGTTTGATCCGGTCATATAGTTTAGACTCGACAAAATCTATAGCTGACTCTGTAATAGCTTCGACCTCTTCTTTGTAGTCTTCGTCATTCTTAAGCCATTGGTAATGCGTTTGACGGCTTATGTTACAAGCTGTGCAGCTATGCGAAACAATACCTAGATTAAATTCTAGGGCTTCTAGCATCTTTTTTTTAGTGTCACTTTTGTCATTCATTATATATATAACGTATTCTTTTTAAATTTGCTAAGCTTCGTTAATTGTTTCTGAAATAAACTCTTTTATTTTCTTTAGTTGTTTTTTAGTTTTAACAAACTTTAGTTGTTCGTAGATATTAGTTATTTGTCTAGGACTTACTTCTTTAGTTAGGACGATTTCTACAATTTCTAAATAGTGAGGGTTTCTATAAACGACGTCTGTAAAATTCTTAACCGAATACATTATAGTAGTATGGTGTCGTTTTTTTCCTTTAGACAAATAATAGTCTCGTATATTAAAAAGCGTTTGATTAAACTCTACTCTCATTATATAGTCGAATAGTGCTCTAGCGTCTACTATGTTTTGGCTTTTAGACTTATCAAATATGTCGGTTTTTGTATGGCATATAACTAAGTCGGCTATACGTTTAATTTGCGAGTTAGTAAGTTTGACTTGGCTAAGGTGTAGTATTGGGTCCGTTATCATTTTTTTGATTGTATAATTCTAAAACCATTTGATTATAGTTTAAGATTAAGTTATGTAAATTCACTACAGCGTTTTCTAGCTGGGTTATTCTTTGCGCCTGAGTTGACTTCTTTTGTTTCATTTTATTTATTTTTACAACGTCCCTTGAATTGTATAATCGTTTATGTCAAAGTCGTCTCTTATGTAGGTGTCGTATAGCTCTATACCTTTTTGTAGCTCTTTTCGTCCGTACTCGTAAAACTCTTCGCTAACGTTCCAAATTCCAATATCTAGATTAGCTTTGTCAATACATAAAAAAGTAAAGTCTTTATAACTACAGTTAAACGCTTCGCAATATATAGCGACTTGTAAATGATACTTATACCGGTACGCTGACTTATTAAAGTTTTGAACGTCTACCGTTGTTTTTAAATCTACTATGCCGCCTTGGTTTTTTAGTATGTCAGCCTTTGCTCTAAAAGGTTTTCCGTATATATCTACGATTCCTGGGACCTCGGTCGTACTGTCGCCCAGTAATTCTACAGCTTTAGGGTTTTTATAAAAAGCGTCTATAAGTCTGTTATTATCGTTTTGCTCTTTAGCGGTATATACTTCGCCGTACTCTAGTTTAGCCTCTTTAAACTTTTTAGTGTTTTTACTTTGTACGTCTATAAATCTTAAGTCGGCGTATTTTTCCGGCTCCAATATAGCTAGGTGAAATAAATGACCGGCTGTCAAAGCTGGGCTGCTAGAATTTTGACCGTACTTAGTAATATAATAATAAGTCTTAGGACTGTCTAACATTAACTTAAGGCTAGAGCTACTTAAGGCTAATTTATTAAGTTCACCGTAATAAAAGCTATCGTCTAGCATTTTTTCTAATAGTGGTTTTTTGTCGTATAATTTACCGTCTAATAATTTTATTTTATTTTTCATATATTTTATGTCTTTTAGAAAATCTAGTTAAAGACTTTGCCTTTGTTAATGCCTCAGTTTCGTTTTTTGCTTCTACCGTTATATACTCATTATCGTAACCGTCTTCGGTATACCGCCAGTATTCGATCTCGTAATTTTTCATAGTTCTATTTTTGAGTCTACTAAAGTTTGGTATAGCTTTTTAGTTTCGGCTTCAGCTTCTAGTTTTTTCATTCGCCATTTACTTAATTGTATATCGTATGTCCGTTGTCTACTTTGTAGGTTTAATACGTACATTCCTATTTTGCTTAAGGCGCTACTAGCGTTTGTTAACTCTTGCTGGGCTTTGTCTGTAATTTTCTTTTGCTCAGCCTTTTCATTCCAATTTTTTAAAAGAGTAGTTAATAGCTGAAATTCATTGAAAAAAGTTAGCTCTTCGATGTCTAATACATTGTTGTTTTTTGTTTCCATATCGTATATAGTTTAGGTTAGCAATATACAATAAATAAACTTCTTAACAAGCGTTGTTTATTATTTCTTTTTACTTTCGTTTTCTTTGCTAAAATATTCAGCCCAAGGGCTTGGCTGTGGGTCCACTTCGTTATAGGTAACTATACTAGCTTTACTTTCGTTTAAATAGTATACTTCTTTAGTCTCTTTGTCACCCCCCCAGTATGTAGTTTTAGAAGCTCTAACGGTTTCTAGAGTAGGCATAGACATATCATTTAACCAAAATAGATAGTTACCTTTAGGATCGGCTACAAAATAAAGTTTTACAATGTCGCCAGGCATAGACATTAAAGCGTCGTATTTCTTTTTTTCTATCATTTTGCCCTCGTAGTATTTAGTACGAAATTTCATTTCTAATACAGCTGGGTGTCCTTTTGGCGTAAAGCCTTTAGCGTCGTATCTAGACATACCGCCTATATGTTTTAAATTCCAGCCGTCTAAGTTTAATATTTGTACTGTAGCCTTTTCAAACTTAGTTGTTTTATCTATATCCATTTGCCAATATTTGCTAGCTTTGTTATTTGTTTTATTATTTAATGTGATTATTTGTATTCATTAAATCGTAAACATTATTAATGTCGTCTATAAATTTCTGTATACCGGCTGGGTTACAAGTACAAGGCAAATAATATCGGTGCGAAAAAAGCTCTGAATGAATAAGGCTTAGTCTCTTAAATTCAGATCCTGAGATTCGGTCTTTAGCGTTGTCTCTAAAATTACCCCAGTATTTAAAGTCTTCTTTACTTAACGTCTTCTTTGTCATATTTTCTAATTATTGTAATATTGTTTAAAGCTTTTTTTCTGTCTTCGCAGCCGCAGCTCTCGTAGCCTAAAATATCTATTACTAGTTTTTTAACAAGCCATTGTATACCGGTATATTTAAAAATCGTCTCTAATATGTTTCCTAAATTCATAGTCGTTTTTTATTTGCTTTTTTATGTTTTTAATAGTATTTCTAAGACTCCAATAAGTTATATTAGTGTTTCTAGATAATTTGCTAACGTTTGTATTTTCTAAAAAAACTTCTTTAAATATTCTACGTATATAGTAAACTTTCATTTTGTCTTCTGAAAAGTCTTCTAAAAGCTGGGCGTCTTCTAGCATTTCTAAATAACTTTCGTCTTCGTACCAGTCATTAATAACCTTATGCTTTGCGTAGTCGTCAGTATCTACAGCGTCAAAGTCTTCAATTTCTGCAAAGTATTTATCTTTAATAGTTTCAAATGATACCTTTTTTTCTTTACGCTTTAAGTCAAATACTAAATTTCTAATTGATACATAGATAAAATAATAGTTGACTTCGTTGTCGCTAAACATTAAAGAATTATTCGGCTTTAACTTAATAAAGTTGTCTATTTTTATATAAAGTTCGGAGACGATGTCCTGGGCGGTGGACTTGTTAACCCCAAAAGATTCGGTTATTTCTAGCCAAGTTTTATGCTTTTTATAAAGTTTTTCTAAAATATTCACATACTGAATATATAAAATTTAAAAAGGAGCGTTTGCTAGTTTTAGTGTTTTTATTATACTTTCATTGTTAATAGAATAGCCTACGTTGTTAATAAGTGCCCTCATTTTTATAGGAGCGTCTAAGCTAGTACACCGACCGCCAGTCTCTATAGATTTTATTTTCTTTATATGTAAAAAGGAATACATAAAGTCGGTAGGGTGCTGTATAAAACGGTGTACCACCGCAAAAGAATCGCAACGGTTGACGAATTTTCCGCCGCCTTCAATAGAGCTTGACTCGCAAACCATAGGGTAGTTAGCGTATTCGTGCGGTGACTTATAAACTCTTCTAAGAGCTTCGGTATTAGCGTGGGCGCATAACCATAAAGATATTTTATTTCTTTGACAGTACATTCTAAACGTACTTAAAACCTCGTAGTCGTACTCGTGCATACCTAAAGCCTTTGCTACGGTCCTATCTTTAGCTAAACTGTTATAAGGGTCTACTAGAAAACCTGAGTATTTAAAACCTATCTTAGCTCGTTCGGCTACTTCTATTAATTCCTTATAAGTATACAGTCTTTCGTTAGAAATAAACTTAAAGTGATTTTTTATAAACTCAGTTCCTTTGTTAAAGTCTTCAGGAATGATTCTCTCTATAGGCTCTTCAATTAAGTATTCTAGTAGTTTTCTTATTAATTCGTAGGGCTCATTTTCTGAGCTGTATATTAACCATTTACAGTTATGCTTAACGCTGTAGCATAGCATAGTAAATAACACTATAGAAGTTTTACCGACGTTAGCGTGTCCTAGAAATAAATTTAAGTCTGAAGGCTTTAAAACAAAATGCGTATCTATTTCTGGTATACCTAGCTTTAAGCCGGTTTTAATTTGCCCAGTTCTAATTTTATGAATCGTCTCTATTTGACTATTAAAGTCTACAAACATATCGTATAGTTTTTAAGTGATTATTAAAGATAAAAAAAGCCGAAATTAATCGGCTATAAACTTACTGTTTTATTTTGTTAAAAAGGTAGATCAGACTCTACAGTATTTCGGTCTGGCATTTGCTCTTTGTGACTTACTGAGTTTTCCTTAACCTCTACTAGTTGCGTAAACTTAGTATACAATTTAGATTCGTCTTTTAAAGACTTCAGTATAGAAACACTAAAAAAACCGTTATTACTTTCAATATGTTTTTTATGTTTAGTAAATATGTCTATAAGTTCCTGGGCGTTTATGTGAAGCTCACAAGTTATAAAGTCTTTTTTACCAATTTTAGGAATTATACTATTTATAAATTCTTGCTTGTATTCCATTCTTTTACTTTCCATACCTTATTGTTTTACCCAGTTATACATTAATTCAGCGTCTTTTATTAAGTCTTCTATTCCTACGCTTCTTTGTGCGTTAAACTCAGCTGAAGCCTTTAAACAAGTCTGTTTAATAATCATATCGTTTTTGTCGTAAGACTTTACGGTTGTTATTAAATTTGAATCTGGCATAGGCTCTATAGTTTTATACTGGTCTTTAGGTATCTTAGCGTTTTTGTATTCCTGGTTTGTAACCTCGTAATTAATAATTTCGCCTACGCTAAATTTAAAATCGCCTATAGCAAAAAATGTATACTGGTTACCGTCTGCAAATGTGACTTTATATTTACTTTTGTCATTCCAGACGCCGTTAGGGTCAATGTGTGTGATTTTTCCGTTTTTCATAGTTTTATATATCTAAGGGTTTATAATAAATTTTAGCTGACTTATACATTTCGTTTTTAATAATAAACTCGATGTCGTCGCCAATTTGTTTTTTAAACTCACCTCTAGCTAAAAAATTAAATTCACCTAGTTCTTTGTTTGAGTTTTCAATCTCTACTTTGAATTTGTTAAAGTCAGTCCATTTACCGTCTGAGACTACTTTTGTAACTTTACCTTTTAAAATTTGATTTTCCATTGTTTTGATATTTAAGATTTAATTTATTGTGTTCACTATTAAGTTGGTTAATAAAATTGTTTTCATTTATTAAGTCTTCAGCTACTTCTAGTTTAGCTCTTTCAACCGCTAATAGACTAGTAAGCCGTAAATTTTCAGCTTGCAAAGCTTCTATTTGGTACCGATGCAATTTAATTAGGTCTTCGGAATATGTCATATCGTTTAGTTTTTGTGCAATATATAAATTTATTGTTAATAACTAGCATAAAAAAATAAAAACTTTTTAAAATAAGACAAAAAAAAAGAGACGCTCCTAACAACGTCCCTAATTTAAAACTACGATAATGAAATAATCACTAAGCGAATATACTATAATTTTTCTACTAATAACTTATATTTTTCATATAATTCTATTAACTCAAAATCGGCTTGTTTTATTGTCTCTCTAGATTTAATTAATAACTCAGACGCTATGTCGTAACCAAACTCTTCGTTTAGATTCATAGCGAATATATAGTTTTGTCCGTATCGCATACAATTACAAGCATAACATTGAGGTCTACAGTTGTCTACGGACCAGCGTAGGATCCTAGAAGCTCTAGAGATAAAATGTCCGTTTTGCATACCTTGACCCTTCCAGTAAGCGCGTTTTTCGCAAGTGTAGCATTTAACTATACCGTTTAAGTCAGCGTCTTTACGTCTTACGTATTCACTAAATATAGTGTCTAGTTTTTTAACTAAAAGTTTTCGGCTTGGTTTTTTAGGCTTCTTTTTAATCATTGCGTCCTAAGTAATTGTTTTCCTAGGGTTTCGTCAATACTTTTTATAGCTCTATATATAAACCTACTCTCTTTAGCAACGTTAGACCTCTCGGTTTTAGTGCTGTCGGTTCCTAGATTTGTATACATATTAACGTCTATTTCTAGCAAAGCGTCTACCTTACGATTATCGGACCAGGTTTTATAGCCTAGTATTTTTAAGATTTTATCTTGTTGTTCCATAAAGTA